CCAGACGATGGAGGAATGCGTGTTTTCCGATTAGACAACTATGTTGTAAAACGCTGCTCTCTCGGAAAAATAAAGAAAATCATTCTAAAAGAAAAGCTTTCGGTTTCTTCCCTTAGCCCAGAGTTGCTGCCTTTTGTGGGAGACCTTCCCCAATACGAGAGTAATATAGACCTTTATACTTGTTGTCATCTTTCCCAAAAAAACAAGGTAGAGATCTATCAAGAAATAAACGGAAAGCTTATTCCGGATTCTTACACGACTTATCCAGAAGAAAAGAGTCCATTTATTGCCCTGCGAATGCACAGGGTTGACGGAGAAGATTATGGACGTAGTTATGTAGAACAATACTTTGGGGATTTGTTGTCTCTAGACAGTCTTTCTAAAAGCATTGTTGAGAGCGCGGCTGTAATGTCAAAGATTGTTTTTCTGGTTAACCCCGTAGGAACGACACGGGCTAAGAAAATTGCCCAAAGCTTAAACGGATCTATTATCGAAGGAAATGCCGCAGATGTAACCGTTTTACAAGCTCAAAAATCAGGCGATTTATCTGTAGCCCTTCAGACAATGGGGTCTATTAACGAACGCCTAAGCTATGCGTTTATGCTTACAGAAGCCAGTATTAGAAATGCAGAACGGGTTACGGCTGAAGAAGTTAGGTTAGTTACCCAAAGCATAGAGCGCCAGTTAGGGGGTATTTACAGCATTCTTTCACTAGAATTCCAACTTCCTCTTGTCAACCGAATTGTAGACCGGCTAACAAAAGAGAAAAAAATGCCCAAAATGAACAAAAAGTTTATTACTCCTACTATTGTAACAGGCATAGATGCTTTGGGTAGAGGTAATGATCTTAATAGGTTAGATATCTTCTTAAGCGGTATTGCCCAGTTGGTAGGTCCAGAAGCTTTGGGAAATTTCCTTAATCTAAAAGAATATTTAAATAGGCGCGCAGCTTCTCTAGGTATTGATACAATGGGACTTATCAAAACAGACGAGCAGTTACAGCAAGAAGCGCAAATGGCGCAGCAACAACAGTTGTTACAAATGGCCGGACCGAAAGCAGCAGAAACAATAGGAAACATGGTTCAAAATCAAGTTAGCCCACAATGAGCGAAACACAAAAAATCGTTATTAATCGTAGCACCGAAGAAGTAAACGGAGAGGTAGGTAAGGAAGAGGCCTATATTGAAAGCATCCGTAAAAAGGAAGAGGAAGCTTCGGTTGCAGAAGAAAAGAATAAACCGGAATCTGGGGAACCGGCGGCAAAGGAATCAAAACCGTCTTGGCTTCCTGAAAAGTTTGCCACTCCTGAAGATATGGCGGCGGCTTATAAAGAGTTAGAGCGCAAAGTAGGAACCAAAATTCCCGAGCCAACCAAAGCGCCCGATTCTAATTCATTAGAACCTTTCCACAAAGAGTTTTCGGAAACCGGAACTGTTAGCGAAGATTCTATTAAGAAAATCGTTAATTTGGGATATCCAGAAAGTTTTGTTCGAAGCTATATTCAGGGGCAACAAAGTTTAATGGAAGCCCAGAACAATTCCATTATGTCTAGAGCGGGAGGCAGAGAGGCTTATTCACAGATGGTTGAATGGGCAGCAGAAAACCTCGATGAGGGCGAAATTGAGGCTTTTAACTCAACGGTTTCGTCTGGCAACACAAGCTCTATTAACCTTGCTGTAGATGGCCTTAAAGCCCGTTGGTACGCTTCTACGGGGGTTCCCGGCAAAACGCCTCTGGTTCTTGGGGAAACCTCCACAGCATCCTCGTCTGGAGCATACCGAAGCATTGCAGAAATTGTGCAAGCAATGAAAGATCCTCGATATGATAAAGACCCTGCATATCGTAAAGAGGTAGAATCAAGGGTTGCACTTTCAAACGTTTTAGGAGCATAAAAATTGAAAAACAAAAACACAACTGTTCTTGGAATCGCAGCTATTTTGTCGTCCTTGTGCGCTCTGATTACAGCACTCTTTGACGGAGATCCCGCAACAAGCCCAGACTATACAAGCGCTATTGCGGCTGCCGTTGCGGGGCTTGGTCTAATTTTTGCAAAAGACGCCGCGAATAAAGAATGATGATGATGTTAAAAGGCTTGTTTTCTGCTTTACTGGAATTTTTATATGGGTTATCTACTAAAAACGTTGAAGCTAAAAACGCCGATCCTACTGCTGGTGGCGTTAAGCGTAAGTTTATTGACCGGGTGCGCGAGTACCGTGATTCTTGTTCCTCCGAGAACACCAGTACAAATTGCGGAACCGGTGGAAACCAGAGTGTTTGTTGTTCAGAAGGACGGAACAAAGATCAAGTCTCAAAACAAGGTGAGGCTTGAAGCGGGTTGGTGGGTAGCTGAAGTACCCGAATAAAATTATTTTTATATTATTACATCTCAACTCCTGTAGTAGAGAAATTTACTGCGGGGGTTTTCTTTTCAGGCATTTGGCAAGCCAAAAAGCGCCTTGATTTTGTGGCCCCTTGCGAGGGATAACTATTTAAATCGGTGTTGTTTTTGCCATTCATTTATTCATTAATTCAATTTTATAGGAGTTTTTATGTCTAGTTATAGTTTTACAAACCCCAGTAGACCTGGCAAAAGCAGCAGCATCACGCCCGTGGACAACGATGCGTTGTTTCTTAAAATGTTCTCAGGAGAGATTATTACTACTTTTGAGACTAACAATGTTATGATGCCTCTGCACCGTGTCCGCACGATTAGCAGCGGTAAGGAAGCCCAGTTCCCTGTTACCGGTACGGCAAACGCCATTTACCACACGCCGGGAGAAAGCATCCTGTCTGCTGCAAGCGGCGACACCCTTTTCGGGGCTGCCGCTGGCGGCGGTACCGTTAATCAAGCGTTTAACAGTAGCAACAACATTGCATCTAAGTACGTTCAGCAGTTTGCACACAACGAGAAAACAATTAAAATCGACGATGTGCTTACTTCTAGCGTGTTTGTTGCAGACATTGACCAGATGAAGAACCACTACGACGTCCGTTCTATTTATAGCACGGAAATCGGTCGTGCTTTGTCTTCTGTTTTCGATAAGAATCTTATTCGAACAGTCGTTGCAGGCGCTCGCCGTACCACAGATCGTTTTGGTGGAACGTCCACGACTAGTCCTTTCTTGGGAGGCGCGTTCAGTACTAGCGGTGGGACGACCGCGGCCAGTATTGTAAGCGCTCTTTTCTCCGCAGCAAAGGCGATGGACGAAAAAAACGTCCCGGCTAACGATAGGTATGCTGTTCTTACTCCAGAGTTTTACTACAAGCTGGTGTCGGCAGGCAACGAAATTATTAATCGGGATTACAATCCTGAAGGCAACGGTAGCATGGCTTCCGGAGCTATTATGTCGGTTGCCGGAATTCGTCTCCTTAAGTGCAACAACGTTCCTACTACTAACGAAAGTGGCCAAACCAACGTACACTCTTCGGCTCAAATCAAAAACGATGTGTTTGGGGACAACGGTGTTGGATACGGTAGAGCTAACTTTAGCGGTACTCGCGGTGTTGTTTTCCAGAAGGAAGCCGTGGGAACAGTTAAGTTGATGGATCTTTCTGTTGAAACTGAGTATTTCATGGATCGTCTTGGCCACCTTATCTTGGCTAAGTACGCTATGGGCCACGATGTTCTTCGGGAAGAGTGCTGCTACGAGTTGACGACCTAAGTTCGTAGACCTTTATATTTTATGGGGGAAGGGGTGCGGTAAATCCCACATCCCTTCCCCTATTTTTTGGAAAACAATACAACATGGCTTTAGAACAAACTACAAAATTATCAGCGATTAACACTATGATGTCTACCATAGGAGAAGCTCCTGTTAATTCTCTTGACTCACAAAGGTCGGATGTCCTAACAGCCATCAGCATCCTAGAAGAAGTTACAAGAGAAATGTTAAGTTACGGGTGGCATTTTAATACTGTAGACAATGTTGTTATGACTCCTGAAGCGGAAAATGGATATATTATTGTTACTTCTGGTTTGGTAAGGATCGATACAGAAGAGCGAAATCCTTCTGTTGACCCAGTTATTAATGGGGGTCGCTTATTTAATAGGGCAACAAATTCATTTTCCTTTTCTGCCCCAATAAAGACAACCCAAGTTTACTTAATGGAGTTTTCGGACATTCCCGAAGTTGGAAAAAGGTATATTACTGTTCGGGCTTCCCGAATTTTTCAAGATCGTGTTGTAGGGTCTGTAAAGCAACACTCATTTACCATGAACGACGAAATGCAGGCGCTTGCTCGGCTTACTGAATATGAAGGCGAAACAGGAGACTACTCAATGTTGGATAGTCCCGATGTTTGGAGAACCGAGCGTCCGGGATAACAACAAGGCAACAAACATTGAGAACGCCGTTCCGTCTGTGGTAGATGGTCTTATTAGAAGGCCTCCAACAGAATTTATTGGCGCTGTAAAAACAGGAAACAATCCTAACAGCAGTTTTTTCTCGTGTTTTAAAGACGAAATTCCGTTTTTCCACTTTATTGATAGAGATGCACAAGAAAAATATCTTTTGACTATTTTTAAGACCGGCGAATATTGTGTTACTGATTTAATCAACAACGAAACAAAAACCCTATATGGAGACATTTTTCCTGAAGTTGAAGATTCTTCCAGCAGGAAAGCAATAACTATTGGAGACGTTACTTTTGTTTCTTCTAGTGAACAAACGGTAGAAATGGCAAGCGATTTGTCTACGGGGGTGCCTGCAAATTA